AACCTGATCTTACAGCCGCAAATGATTGGGGACACTACATGGATATCTATGCCGGCGGCGGCAGTCCTGTAATAGACAGCAAACACATCCACATGTCAGGACATACTGGCGAAATAGAACTGTTCTTAGGCACTGACAGCAACTATGTTTCTGCCAAAGAAGCAGGTACAGCACCCGCAGGTGTACGCCTACACAGTGAAAATGATGTCAGTGTTGAAAGCAGTAACCTACGCATTAATCGCAAGGGCAGTACTTGGGCCGCAGTCTACGGTGACGGAAACAACGTTAATTCAGACGGCAATACCAACGACCTAACGTTTGATTGTATTGCTGTTGACGAACACGGTGACTATTATGTAGGCGGTGAACATTGCCAGAGAGCTGATGCTATTATCAGCAAGTATGGCCGTGATGGCAATCTAATCTGGAGCAATTATAGCGAAGGCGCAGTTATAACAGGCTTTGAACCACAGGCCATTGCTTACCACAACGGTGAAGTAGCCTCGGCAGTAAAAACCAACAATGGTAGAACAACTTCATATCTCAAACTAGTGGTTCAAAACAGCACCACCGGCGAAGTTAAATCTACCACAGATATTTACGACACAGACAATACTGTTCGTGCTACTAGTATGATATACCACTCAACACTTGGTTGGGTTGTAGTTGGTAAAACCTGGGGTGAAACATTGGTATCCAGTACTATCACAGCCACTGGCAACACTGGTGTAGGTATTATTGAATTACCATCGGCACAGACAAAGTTAGAGAATATTTACCCAGAAACCAACGGTGACTGGTATATGACAGGTACTAGTATTACTGGCGATCAATATCTAACTTCTGGCTTAGGCATGTATCGTGATGTACCTATAACTACTGTTACTGGTGGCGGTGCTGGAGGCGTTGCTAGAGTTACTGTAAGTTATAACGGTGGCGGAACATACAGTGATCTCACTGTTACCACTCAAGGTAGTGGATACAATTCCAACGACGAACTTAAAATACCAGGTAGCCTACTAGGTGGTGTTGACGGTGGATCTAGCGTAACTGCTACTCCATTTAGTGTCAATCCAGCATCAGGTCGAATTATGGTACAGTTCAGTAAGATTGATTACCCTAGTTTATATGATCAACTAAACTGGGCATCATATACTGTATCTTATAACGCACATCCTCCAGCAGATGTTGTCAGCATTGTAGACAGCCAAGATGGTTATTGGAATGTGGTCATTGACAATTCAGACATCAACATCAGCGTGGCCACTTTCTATACTGCCAGCGGTAACGATCTAACATTCCTTGCTCAGGTGTCAGGAGATGCTCTAGTTGGTCCTAATAGTGTGTTAACTGGAGTTGCTTCTAGAAAGACCATACGACTTGACATGGGATTTGCTATGGGTTACGGTAGTGTTGACTTTACTGGCGGTACATTTACTATTTCAAGACACTTAAATACTCGCCCTTGGGTATGGACCAGCGGTTGGACACGCTATTTAGATCCAGCGGTTAACTACGGAAGCGGTACAGCCTATACTGTAGCAGAAGTTCCTGCTGGTGGTTTACTGGTTGGCGGCTACATAGATGGTACACCTACCAACCATAGTTTTATTTGGAAGTTAAACACCAATGGTTCAACTGGTTGGCTCAAAGGAATTCTAGCAGACGGACAGGGAGTTCGCAGTCTAGCAGTCAGTACAGTAGACGGCAGTATATATGCTACAACCACTTACAATCAAGGCACACTGAACAAACTAGACTACACTGGCGCACTACAGAGTCGTATAGCGGCGACAGGCATGTGGGGATTGAATCCTCATGTAAAACTAGAAATAGATCTTGACGGTAATGAGCAGGTCTATGTTGGCGGATCAGGTGGTGCTATTTGGATTGGCCCATATGGTGCTTTTATGTTAAACAAATTTACTTCGAACCTACAGCCAGTCTGGGGCAGAAGTATGCACTACAACGGTGGTGAAAGCATAAACATTGAATACAGTGGTGATCCTTATGATAACTTTGTATTAGGTAAAGGGCAGGCAACTCTAGTTGGTTATTCTAACTTGTTTAGCGTCAGTAATACCAACGCTGTGATGTTCACCATGGATACTACAGATGAATTTACACCTGTTAACAATGTTTGGGAAATCAAGACACACGCTGATCAGAAATGGGAGTTACAAGAGGACTGGGCTACAAATGACCTATTGACTCTTGGCATTGAAGCGAAAACCAGTTCAGCATCAACAGATATTGAGGTTACTGGACTCGCACTATCACAATGGAGATTCCAAGAAAGGGTTGTTAATCTAAACGAAATACCAAATGGTATAGTTGGTGTAGAATCTATTACCTTTGCTGATGGTAATGTGCTGGATCATAACCCTAGCGACATTCCTCCAAGTACAGGATTTGATTCGCAAACAGGTTGGAACTATACACTACAGTTAAGTGACCGTGGTAGATTTATTATCAACCAAACTGTACCTAATACTAGTTACGCTCAACACTTGTATATCACAGTCCCTCGCAATGACAATGTTCCATTCCCAGTGGGCACAGTGATTACACTGATAAACACAAACAGTATCTCAGGAAACGGATATAAAATTTATGTACAACCAGAAAGTTATGGTGATCTTAATGCTCCTCAGATTTGGACCACTGGCGGAAATCAAAATCCAAGCACTTGGAGTTTCCAGGGTATACAGACTGCTACACTGATGAAGATTAGCAGTAACGGTTGGTTGTTGACTGCTAATGATGTTATAAACGAGGACTAAGATGCCAGTTACTCAACTATCAGCAAGCGTAGGTCGTACAACGGATAGCATAGCAAATACTTTACCTGCTGGCTTTTCGTTCAACGGAGTTAACAGTTCTTGGTTCAATACTCCTGGAGAGTATCCTTTTAATGGCAACAGTTATGTGGTCACAACCAGCGTAGGTACATGTAATAATATATCTATTAACCTTTGGTTTAGACCCTTAGCGGCTAATAGGATATTAATGACAGAACAGGATACTGGTGTTGAAAATTTTAGTTATCATTATTCTATGTTAGAGATTGATGCCAGCGGTTATGTTAGAGGCAGGATTTGGGACGGCAGTGGTAACATCTTTTTAACATCGCCCTTGCCCGTAAATCTAGCTCGCTGGAATCATATCTATTTGAACTATGATAATACCAATACGATTATGGTGCTTAATGGCGGTACTCCTCAACAGACCTTTATAACTAGACAAGTACCACCGCAGACCTTTATTGGTATAGGGACGTTTACCGTTACAAATATAGGAACTCAAAATAGATACGTTGGCAAGATTAACGACCTACGCATCAGTAGCAATGGTGAAGGATCATCTTGGGCTAGTACTGTTGGCAACTATCCAGGCGCGATTTAACGAATACCCTGCTCTTTGAGTTTACGACAAGTATCACACCGTCCACAGGGTGTGATATTTTTTTCACTGTATACAGGCACACGACACGACCAAAACATGTTACGCAGAGTTTCTGGTAACATGTCATAGATCTCACGCTTGGTCATGTTCATTACAGGAAATATCTTTTCTGCAGGCGTAAATGCCTGTAGTATTTTGTTAGCACGAATACGGCGATCTTCTAAGCGTTGATTATGATCATTGGCCTGCATACCCATAGCAACTTTTTTAATGTCTGGATTTACACTACAGACATAGCCAGCAAAGAAGTTCATACTATCAGTGTCGTACAAGAAATTACGGCCAAAAGGTTGTGTGCCTATTTCACTTTCACTATAGGCAAATTCAAAACCTAATCGCTTTAGTTCTTTAGTGGCAAGATCTACTGCAATCTGTTCAGCCCGCCAACGCTGTTCTACATTTTTATTGTGAACGTGATGTATGTGGATGTCATGGTCCTTGTATTCATCTTCAGTTAATAGTTTGTAGACCATGCCTAGACTGTCTAGGCCGCCGGAATACATAGCTAGTATTGTGGGTTTTTGTTCCATATATAAAATGTGTAAACTTCGTTGATAGGGTGTTCTTGTGGCTGTGGATTAAGTTCGTGCGCCCTAGGAAAGTAGACAGCATACTTTGTGGGCCAATTAGGATTTAAAAAAGCACGGGCAACAAACCGATCACAATATGGAAGTACAAGTTTAAGCAAATCCTTACAGAACTGCTCTCCAAACGCTAGTCCCCCGTCTATAATAATAGTATCCCAGTGCTTGTTTAGTGTAAACCAGTCCTTGTTCTTAATTTTAGGATCTACATACTTGGGTTCTAAATCCCACGCTTCTGTTGCTAACGGTAACAGCAATTTAGTGCTACCTAACAACAAAACTTGCCCTACACAATACTGCTCAAATACCTTAAAATCCGCTTCGTTAGGTGCTGCAGGCCATTTTAAATTGATCCAAAATTCATTATCTGAGTGTATTTTATCATCGAGCATATGAATGTTATTTAACGATAAATACTAAGCAGGAAAACAAAAGAGAGCGCATTATGGCAATTCAGACAATCAACATCGGTAATGTAGTAAACGACGGTTTAGGTGATGATCTACGAACAGCATTTCAGAAAGTAAATGCTAATTTTTCAGAATTAAATTCGTCACTAACAATCACAGCTTCCAATATAGGAACAACTGGGTATGGAATTTTTAAAGAAAAAGTGGGTCCAGAATTACAATTTAAAAATTTAGTATCCGGTAATAAAATGATGTTAGACGATACTGGTAATGCTATTATTGTTAACAGTACTGCCGATGACGCATTTATTAGATTTGACACCAATTCTGGTTCAATGCTGGCCAGTACGCATACACAAATTACATTAAGTGGTGGGCCTGCAAGCGGGTCTACTACTAGTAGAAATGATATTGAAGTTTCAACATTTGGATCTACAGTTTATTTTAAAACTGTTGTTCCAGTAACTGATATTGTAACTTCCTACGATTTTGGTGCGATTGGCAGTGAATACAATAATGCATTGCAATTTCTATATGCTATGACAAATATGGATTTTGGAACATTTACTATTCCGGGACGTTTTGATTTAGACTGCGGCACGTTTGTTTAAGGAGACGTCCAGATGATTACCTGGATCACACCTGCAGGAAGTTTAGGGATATTACCTGAAAAAGTTATATCAGAAACAATAATTGAAGCATCTTCAGATGTTGGGGATATCACCTTTACACTTATTTCAGGAAGTTTACCAAGAGGTTTAAAACTTACCGGAAATACAATAACAGGTACTCCTGTAGAAGTTAGAGTATATACAGAAAGTAAATTTGTTATTCGAGCACAAGATAGTAATGATTTAAAAGATCAAACTTTTATCATAGGCATCGACGGTGCTGACAGACCCTACTGGCTGACCAACGAAGGATTTTTAAATGTTGGCAGAGGCGAAGCATATTTTGTTCTCGATAACGATTATGTTAATTTTCAATTAGAAGCCAGAGATACAGATTTAACAGCAGGAGATAATTTAGAATTTTATCTAGTCCCTAACGGTGGGGAACTACCTCCTGGATTAAGTTTAAGTAAAGATGGTATAATTTCTGGATTTACTGATCCCATATTTGCTTTAGAATATTCCGGTAATCCTTACGGGGGATACGATACAGCACCATTGGACGTTGTTCCATTAGATTTCGTAGAAGCTAAATCAAACGGTTACGATACATTTTATTACGACGATGTAACCTATGATTACAATGATCCAAGCAGAACCCCGAGACGATTAAGTAGAATATATAATTTTGTTGTAGGAATATCGGACGGTATCTATACCGAGACTAGATTGTTTAAAATATATGTTGTCACTGAAGAATTTCTACAGGCAGATAACAGTATTGTACAAGTAGATACAAATTTATTCCAAGCAGACGCTAGTAGTTTTAGACTTCCGTTATGGATTACTGAAAGTTATCTAGGACGTTTTAGAGCAAATAATTATGTAATTATATTTTTAGATGTTTATAATCCGCCGACATTAACTGGTACTACTGTATATTTTCTTGTTCCAACAAATCCAGATAACAGTGAAAGTGTGTTGCCTCCCGGAACTGAAATTGACACAATGACCGGAGAGATTGCAGGGAAGGTACCGTATCAGGCAAGGATAACCAAAACATATCAATTTACAATTAGGGCTACTAATTTTTCATCTACTCTAGCCTACACAAATTATACATATAAAGGTCTTTGGAATTCCGGTATAACATATTCAATAAACGATGCTGTAGAATTTCAAAATAACATCTATGTTTGTATAACTGCTCATAAAAATAGATTACCAACCGATGTAAGTTATTGGTTCCAAGGAACAGCGTATGCAGATAAAACATTTACAGTTGATGTTATTGGAGAGATCGAAAGTGCTGTTAATTGGATTTCAGATTCTGACTTAGGAACTATTAAACCAAATCAGCCTAGCAGATTATCTGTAGAGGCAGAAAGTTTACTCTACGGAGGACACATAGGCTACGAATGGGTCAGTGGAAAATTGCCGCCAGGATTAACATTCTATCCTACTGGGCTTATTGAAGGAAAAGTAAAACAATTTGCCGATGATGCGGGAGATGGTCTAACAAGATTTTACGAAAGAACAGATTCAGCTGAAGACAGCTCTACATTAAGTAGAGAATTTAGTGGAACTTGGGATCAAGGAACAACAACCTTTGACAAGAAGTTTACATTTACAATTCGAGCTAGAGATTCTGTAAATTTTGCCACACTCGATAAGACTTTTTATTTTACTGTAATATCAGATAATACAAAAACATTTGCTAATCTTTATCTAAAAGCATTTCAAACTAAAGAAAAGAGATTGGCGTGGTACGATTTTATAACTGATGTTACTATTTTTAAACCGGACGATTTATATCGTTATGGAGATAAAAATTTTGGAGTTCAAACTTCATTGAAAGTGTTAGTGTTTGCAGGCATTGAAAGTGTTGAGGCTGTAAAATATGTCCAGGCAATCAGTCGAAATCACTACAATAAAAAATTAAAATTTGGAAATTTAAAAATTGTAAAGGCTAAAGATCCTATTACTCAAGAAACAATCTACGAATTAATCTATGTAGAAATAGTTGATGAATTTGAAAAAAATGGTAAAAGTATTAAAGATACCATAAACTTATCAAATACAATAAAAAGTAAAGTCTTAGTAAGCTACGATGCTATTAAAATAGATAGCGATATTCCGTTAGTTAGTGACAGTGACCATCAACGTATATTTCCAAATTCTATTAAAAATATGAGAAATAGAATTAAGACTGTAGGCGACAACGACAGAGAATTTTTACCTCTTTGGATGAGGAGTATTCAAGACCAATCAACCTACGAAACAGGATATACAAAAGCACTTCCATTGTGCTATTGTAATCCAGGCGCATCTGCTTCAGTTTTATCAAGAATTAAAGCCAGCGGGTTTGATTTTAAAACAATTAATTTTGAAGCAGATAGATATGTAATAGATATTATAGACGGAGTGATAGAGGATAAATACCTTGCATTTCCGCAACGTGGAGAAAAATTACCGTGACAAGCAACATTAATTACGCAGCAATTAACGAAAACTTTCCTAGAGCTGGGCAGGATAACGATACACAGGTTTTTCGTGACAACTTTAATCAAATTAAAGATAACTTTATAGCAGCTAAAAGTGAAATTGAAGATCTACAACAAAACGCTGCAAGAACTGACCAGGATAATGAATTTTTTGGAAACAAGATCGTTAATGCGATGTTTGTTAACACAACAGATGTAATAATTCCATCCGAACTGGCAATATCAAGCGGAATAGTAGATATTGAATTTGCCAGTGGCGCATATCAAATCATTACGTTAGGTGATAATGCAACATTTAATTTAACAGGCTTTCCAGCTGACTCGACATCAGTTGGTAAAGTTACATTAGAATTGTACACTAACGATGCTCTTACACCAAGAGAAATTACATTTTCTTTATCAGGAACTGGTGCTACTCAAAAGAAGAAAAATAATTTTCCATCTGTTGGAGGAGCGTATGATCTAGAAGCGTTATCAGATGTAGATCCTGTTATTGTTGAAATTTGGAGACACGGCCCAGACACATTCTTTATGAACTATGTTGGCCAATTTAGCTAATGTTTCATCCACTAATTGGTGATTTAACCAATCTAAAAGATCAAGAAGTTGAAAATAAACTTCTTGAATTGAACAAAAAATATTACGCTGCCGCACGTTTAGGCAGCGCAGATCTATTGACACAACTATCAACTTGTATTACAATATATAAAGAAGAGCTCAGCAAAAGGCATCTACAAAAATTGAAACAAGCAGATGGTGATTTAGGTCAATTGATCAATGTCGATTAATAACACAACAGAACAACTTATAGAAGGTATATTAAGGCACGGTCCAGATATCTTGGAACATTGCCCCTGTTCTGATGATCTAACTCAATACGTTAATAGAATACATCAAGAACATCTGCATTATCCAATACCACCTAAAGAAATAAATCCAAAACACTGGTTCATTCCCGACGATTATTATCCAAATCTTGTAGAAATGCTCTACGGAATGTGCGAAACTGATGAACAAAGAGATCGAGTAAGTCAGGAACTAGAACTTTACATTAAGTACGGTATGTCTGATGTACTCTATGTTATGAAGTATATTGTAGATACTCTTAGGGCAAACAATGTAGTTTGGGGTGTAGGACGTGGAAGTTCTGTAGCAAGTTACGTACTCTATTTGATAGGGGTACATAAGATAGATAGTATTAAATACAATTTACCAATAGAAGAATTCTTCAAGGAGATATAAAATGGGTAAAACATATATGAGTATGCGCGGTAAAGAAGTAGACATGGAAAAAATGGGTCTACGTTTTGAAAAAACTCCCGCAGTAGGAAATATGAAAGTAAATGCTCGCGGTGACGAGTTAGGTGAAGGTGGAAAAATTGTTAGAACTAGAGAACAGGTTTTACAAGATTATTATGCCCAGAACCCAAATGCATTGCGTGAAGAAGTAGCAACTCGCGGCAATAAAAAATGAGGTAAAGATGGCCACACAATTCGAAGCACGACAAATGCAGGTACGCCCCCTGCCTAAGGATATCTTAGTTTATAATATGGATATGGGCGAACAAACAACCAAATCCGGCATTGTCATCCAAAGCGATGACGGTAAGGCACACGGTGTTAAGCCTCGTTGGGCTCAAGTCTATAAAGTAGGCGAACGGTGTGAACTTGATGTTAAGCCAGGACAATGGATCCTTATTGAACACGGTCGTTGGACTCGTAAGATCAAAATTGACGACGGTGAATCTATCAAGGAAGTTCAAAAAGTAGAAGTTGCTTCTATACTTGCCGTTACGGATGAACGTCCCGATACTGCCTATTGGGGACAAGAGTTTTCAAATGGCGACAGTCTAAATATTAGACCAGAAGACTTTATGTAATGGGTTTCAAGAAGTCTTGGGATGTTAGTGAAATAACATCCCAAATACACAATCTCTCCAGAAATTGTTCTAGTTCTTATACAGACGGATTTACCGCGTTTGAACTAAAAAAAGAACTTTACCTCCTTAAAGAAGTTATCGATCGTGCTCTAAAAGATGCTCCTGATTTTGGCGAGTTGGAAAAAGACTGGTTGACAGGGCAAGAACAAAAGCGTATCATTAATATATTAAAATCAAAGGAATAATAATGACTAATCCGTTTCGTGATCAAGAGAAATTTATGCGAGCCTGCGACCAAACAGTTGAAGGCTTTAATCAAGATCAGTTTAAATTGTATCTTGATTTAATGGAAGAAGAATGGAAAGAATTAAAAGTAGCGATTGACAATAGTGATCAAGTTGAAACTTTAGATGCTTTATTAGATTTTATTGTTGTTACTGTAGGTGCAATTCATTCAGCCGGCTTCGACGGAGAAGGTGGTTGGAAAGAAGTTATGCGTACAAATTTTGCTAAGATCGATTCCGAGACTGGTAAAGTTCGTAAACGTGAAGATGGCAAAGTACTCAAACCCTTAGGCTGGACTCCTCCAGACCTTAAACCTTTTGTGGAAAAGAAATGAAAAAAGGATTCACCTGTTCCACATTTGATCTGTTTCACGCCGGGCATATTATGATGCTCAAAGAAGCAAAAACTCAATGCGACTATTTGATAGTAGGTCTACAAACAGATCCTACAATTGATCGCCCGGGAATTAAAAATAAACCTATTCAAAGTATATTTGAGCGTTACGAGCAACTCAAGGCCTGCAAGTACGTTGACGAAATACTAGTCTACGAAACAGAAGCTGACCTTGTAAATATCTTGCTTTCTTATCCCATTGATGTTAGAATACTAGGACAAGAATACGAAAATGAGGATTTTACAGGTCGCTGGGAATGTAATGATCGAGGAATTGAGTTTTATTTTAATAAACGAGAACACAATTTTTCAACAACAGAACTAAGACAACGTGTCATAGCCGCTGAAATTAATAAGGGATTAAAAAATGGAAATCCAACCTAAAGATACAAGCAAGGGACATTTTTATGTTAGCCTTGTAAAAAGTGCTGTACGTGTTGCTGCTGGTATTGCTCTTATTTGGCCTCAAAATATTATTCTTGCAGGTGCATTAATTATTGCAGCAGAAATTTTAGGCATTGCAGAGGAACTAGTATGAAAGAATTGTGGGTAGAGAAGTATCGTCCAGCAAGGATTGATGGATATGTGTTTAGAGATGCACATCAACGCAGTCAAGTTGAAACTTGGATTAAAGATCAAAGCATTCCTCATTTACTGTTAAGTGGATCGGCAGGCATTGGTAAAACTACTCTTGCTAAGATTCTTATTCACGAATTAGGAATTGAAGACTATGATGTGTTAGAAATTAACGCATCGCGTACAAACTCTGTTGAGGATGTTCGTGACAAGATCACAAACTTTGTACAAATGATTCCTTTTGGCCCATTCAAAGTTGTATTGCTTGACGAGGCCGATTATCTTTCACCGAACGCACAGGCAGCACTCCGCGGAGTAATGGAGGAATACCATGCAACAGCTCGCTTCATTCTTACTTGTAACTATCCCAATCGTATTATTCCTGCTATACATTCGCGGTGTCAAGGCTTCCACGTCGAACGTACTGATATTACAGAGTTTACTGCTCGTGTGGCT